GCTGATAATAGAGTACTAACTGCTAATGGGAACAGTACTTTAAACGGAGAGTCTAATTTACTGTTTGACGGGGATACTCTAACTATCAAAGGAACAACTATAAGTGAGTTCGGACCATCTGATACCGATATAGCTGGATTAGTAGGAAGCTCATCAGGTAGTTTAATACAGGGGGATGAACAAGGACATGTAGTAGTAGGTATTAGAGGAAACAGCAACACAGATTCTTTTGCTGTCATCTCTGGTAACGGTGATTACTACAGTGATACTACGTACGATAAATTAGCATTTAAAGTTCAAGCTGACGGAGCTACCACAATAGGTGGTAACTTAACCGTGAGCGGTTCTGTGAATGTAACTGGAGATATAACAGCATACCATACTTCGGATGCTAGATTAAAAGATAATGTTACACCAATTGAAAATGCACTATCTAAAGTAAAACAAATTGGAGGATATGAATTTGACTGGAATAATAATTCTGAGCATAGCGGTCACGATGTTGGTGTTATCGCTCAAGAAATCGAAAAAGTGCTGCCAGAAGTAGTAGCTGAAAGAGACAATGGCTACAAAGCAGTACGTTATGAGAAAATCGTCGCGTTATTAATTGAAGCTGTTAAACAACAGCAGTCTCAAATTGATGAGCTAAAATTAGACATTCTAAGAACTAGAACATAGCTCAGCGGCAAAACTAAATTAATATGGATATGACACAACCTTCCTGGACTTTCCAGGGTAGGATCTTCAACGACATATCAGACTTCCCAGAAGATACTTATGGGTTCATTTATGAAGTGAGCCATAAACCTACAGGCCTAAAATATATTGGCAAGAAAGTCCTATACTTTGAGAGAAATAAAAGACTCGGTAAACGAGCATTAGAAGCTTTGAGAGAAGAAAGGAAAGCAAAAGGAATTGGAGGAAGAGTACCTTTAAAGCAAAAAATAAGAACTGAATCTGATTGGAAAGACTACTACGGGTCTCATCCTCAGATTATTAAGTTAGTTAAGGAGTCAACTGATTTAAGAGAGAACTTTGAACGTAAGATTTTAGATTTAGTACCTAATAAGAAGCTTCTTACATATTTAGAGTGTAAGCACCTATTTATTAATGACGTACTAGAAACATTTAGTCATCAATATATAAATGACAATATTCTAGGAAAATTTTACAGAAAAGACTTTAACAATGAAGCTAACTGATATTTTACTTAACGAAGAAAGAAACTGCGGGTGTGGCCAAACACCTTGTAAGACTTATGGAGTTAACGAAGAGCTAGGAGTAGCTAAAAGAGGACTACAGGCAATCTTACATAAAGTAGGACCAGAAGTTTTCGCTAAAATTATCATTAATGGTATAGAAGACGAAAATGATCAAGATGCTATTTTAGATGCTATTAGAAAAGTTAACATGGATCAGTTTGCACCAGATATATTTTAATCATGATACAGTTAAAAGAAGTCATAGGACTACCATCATTACAATACCATTTAGATAATGGTCTCACTTTATCAGAGAATGTCTACCGTTATTCTTCTGATGCGTTTATACAATTATTTGCTGAGGCAAGAGAAGCGCTTAGAGACGGTTCTATCACATTAAGTGAAGAAGATACTCATTTACTTGAAAATACCGATATAGGTGAATACGGTGATTATAACGGTATGAAAGTTCCTTTAGATCTTCCTATGGTCTCTCCTAAATATAATGCATTGTTTGAAATTGGCTGTATGATTGATGAAATGATCGAAAATGAAGATACAATAGATGAAGCAGCTTCAATCGATGAAATGATTGATTATGAGCTTATAAAAGAGTTAGTAGAGTCTATTGGAGGTACTATTAACATGGATAAGTTTAGAAAAGCTGTTAATATACATAACGAATCTTTCGACTACTCAGGATTCGATATGCTTAAAGCATCGGTTGATTATATTCCTGAAGCTGAATATAGAGGTAAAAAAGTACAACTTAACAAACCTAAAAGAGGTGGAAGTAAAAAATTCTACGTCTATGTTAAGTCTAAAAAAGGTAATGTTAAAAAAGTATCTTTCGGTGATACAGGTCTTTCAGTTAAGATCAAAAAGAAAGGAGCAAGAGCTTCTTTTGCTGCAAGACATAAATGTGCTCAAAAGAAAGATAAAACTAAAGCAGGTTATTGGTCATGTAATATTGGCCGTTACTGGAAATCATTAGGCGGTGGATCGAACTTCTCAGGTTACTGGTAGACCATACTCTGAAATAAGAGAAGATGGTTTTATTATAAGAGAATTCTCTCAGAATATTTCTCCATTTGAATTAGTATGGCATAGAGATAAAGCAGACAGAATAGTCGAAGCTATGCATGAAACTGATTGGCTGTTCCAATTGGATAACGAACTACCTATACCTATAGATAAAATATTTATTCCAAAAGAGACCTATCATCGTCTTATAAAAGGAAAGGGTAAGTTAAAAGTTAAAATAAAAGAGTTATAATGGCTAAACAATTTGGAGGCATTAGCTCTATATGGAGATCATCAAAAAAAAAGAGACCTGGGGTACATGCTAAAAGTAAAATGTCCCGTTCTAAAGGATCTAAAAACTACGTGAAGCCATATAGAGGTCAAGGCAGATAAAGTTATTAATATGAAACCAAGCGTACATCAATTCGGCGCTAGCGGTATATTCGTTATTAGCGATTCAAACAATATAGAAAGAAGACAAAGGTTTGTTGAAGACTGGAGTAATGTATCTAATTTTGATTATGAGTTTGTAGATGCTACTATGGGTAGCAGTATAGATGTTTCTAGTTTAATTAATGAAGGAAGACTTACTAAATTTTGGTGTGGTGAAGGAGGAGTAAGTAAAAACGTTATAGCTTGTTTTTTATCTCATAGAAAAGTGTGGAAAAGCATAAAAGATTTACCTCACGAAAACTACTACTTAATTTTAGAAGATGATGTTAGGTTAACTCCCTATTTTTTAAACACAGCATTTAGCAACGGAGAATTTAAAAAAGTACTCAACAATATTCACAAAGAAGATATAAACTGTTTTTGGTGGGGTAGAGCTGACAATAAAGTAATAGGTAAACAGTATAACAAACACTTGAAAGTACCTGATGCTTTTATTGCACTAGGTGCTCATAGTTATATGATTACACCAGGGTTTGCAAACTACCTATACAATGAAAGTTTCAACATAAGCTGTCCAGCAGATGTTTTTATAGATTTACTGCTCTTAGGAATAAAAAGACATTACACACCAAACTTTTCATATATGAGACAAATGCAACATATGATTAAGGATAGATTTTTTCCTTTAGATCACAAATATAGAGTCTGGGGCAGTACTACTCAACCTGATTGGACTGACCATACCACTAGGGTTTATGAAGGGTTGTACAAGAACGTATCACCAGATATTAGAAAATTTATTACTGATGCTTCTCAAGAATTCATTGCTGAATTTAAAAAAGGTATTTCTTTTAAGTTTGAGATATTTGAAGAGAAAGAGCTTTTATAAACTATTTATAAGTGTAAAAGCAGTAAAATGAAATTGACAAAAATTATATTATCTGAAAGTGTAAAAGCTAAGCTATCTAGTTTAAACTATAACGAGGTACATAAGCACCTTGGAGATGGATTTTCTGCTCCTAATCCTGACGATAGTTCAAGACGTATTAATTCTGAAAATGATTGGGAGTCTTGGAAACAAAGAACTATAGAGCAATTTGGAGATGTCGATATTGAAATAGACGATACTGCTGTTTGGTACGATAAAATAAAAATTATCGATCCTAAGTTTACAAAACAAAAAGATGACTACACCGCAGCAAAAGCAGCTTGGTTAGATAGAGAGAGAGCTGCAGGTAGAACATCAGGATTAGACTAATGAGATATGAGACTATCACATGTTATATTAGGAGAGATTCTTTATTACGATCCAGACTTTGAAAGAGAAGTAGATAAAATAAAAGATCTAGGAGGTAAATACCTCGGGTCAGGAGATTACGGGGCTGCATACTTATTAAATGGACGAGTCTACAAAGTCACTACTGACGAAATCGAATTAGAACACGCACATAAACTTAAAGGTAAAAAAACTAATAACTTTGCTCACATTTATGATGCAGAGTCAATCACACCTAAACTTGGTATAATTCAAATGGAAGTACTAGGAGAGTTTAAAGGTGAGATTCCGGAAGAATGGGTTGAAGCTGTAGAAGCAGAAGCAAAAAGAATGGGCATTAAACCAGATGAATTAGATATAAGACCTTCTAATATAATGGTGAATCAAAAAAATCACTTAAAATTAGTTGATATTTAAAAATATTCTTCTTATATTATATAGTAATAGTTACGGACTAATTAATGGATTATACTTTTCTACTAAGCTCTATCGAGGGTATTCTCGGTAAAAGTCATAAGAGAGCGAGGGACAATCATGCCTTTCACTGTCCTTTTTGTAATCATAGGAAGCCAAAGCTTGAAATAAATATGGCTACTAATGAACAAGGACAGAACCCTTGGGAATGTTGGGTATGTCAAACTCGAGGTAGAACTATACGCTCTTTACTTAAACAACTTAAGACTCCTAGAGATCAAGCTCAAGAAATTTTAAAGTACTTACCTAAAGGAGCAGAAGTAGAGTATAAGCAGCTATCTATAATAGAGCTACCGAAGGAATATCAACCCTTACATAATGCCTCACAAACATCTGTTGTAGCTAATCTAGTAAAAAAATACCTATATGAGAGAGGACTTACCGATATCGATTTTATTAAATATGGGATTGGATACTGCACGACTGGAGAATATGGAGGAAGAGTTATTATCCCAAGTTTTTCTGAATCCGGTGCACTCAACTTCTTTATTGCACGAACTTATGATGGCAATTACTTTAAATACAAAAATCCTGAAGCTTCCAAGGACATAATATTTTTCGAAAACTTAATTAATTGGAATGCTCCTATAATTTTGTGTGAAGGAGTATTTGATGCCTTAGCTATTAGAAGAAACGCTATTCCTCTGCTGGGTAAAAGCGTCTCTAATGCATTATATAAAAAAATATTAACAAGTAATGTACATGACATATACATTGCGTTA